GTCGATCTTCTTGCGATGATGATTCGCAAGTTGCCTCGCTTGGCGGTGCTTCGACAGAACTTTGCTGTTCGCACTTACAGCAACGATGTCGAACTCCAGCGTGTGAACGCTCGTATTGAAATGTCCTCGGACGCGGCTCCGCCCGTTCCCGACGCTTTCACTGCGGAATCCGGAACCTACCCCGGAAAGATCGGTTCTTTCGAGCGTGTGCGTGTTCGGAACTTCAAGACTTCGGCCAAGTCGAACGTTACCGAAGAGTTCCTTCGTGACGCTCGCGGCAACGCGGTCCAGGAAATGCTTCTTCAGCACTCCGAAGAGCATGGGCTTCAGTGGGACGCGTACTACTCCACTGGTGTCGGTGAAGACCTTGCCCCTGAGCCGGTGTTTCTGACGCCTGCTGCCTGGGCTACTGCTTACAACGCCGCAGCATCGGCCTCGAAGACTGCTGCCGACGCACCTCACTACGACATCGCTTCCGAAACGCTCGATATTTCCGATATTGCCGGTGGTGGTGCAACTGCTGGTACGGAACTGACCCGCGCGTTTGCGTCTCTCCGCTACGACAAGATTCCGGCCCAGTATTGGGGCGGACTCAAGTGGATCATGGGACAGGAAACCTTTGCGGCAATCGCCGGTGTTGCCGATGCCAATGGTCGTCCCATCTACCAGCCGCTCCTCACCTCGACGGTTGCCAACGACAACTCGGTCGGAACCATCTTCGGTCTGCCGGTGTCTGTCAGCAACAACTTGCCTGGCAAGACTAATGGTCAAGTCGCTGCGGTCTTGGTTCATACCGAGGATTACGGCATCTTTGATCGAACTGGATTTAGTCAGTTGCTCGACCCATACACCGATTCGAGCAAGGGCGAGGTGCGATACCTCACCCGGATGCGTTCGGACGGTCGATGGCTCCGTCCCTTCGCGGCGGGCCAGTTGGTCTGGGCTACCTGATCGGGCATCTTTCTCCTTCTCCGCCTCCCCTGCCTTCGGGCAGGGGGGGTCGGAGGGGCTGGGGTCTACATGGCGCACACGCTCTCCAATCTGGGAACGCACCAGTTCCAACTCTCCGAGTTCAAGGATCACATCCGCCTGGAGATCACGGATGACGACCCCGCTGCGCAGCGATCGTTGGATGCAGCAGTCTTTGCAGTTGAGAAGTGGACCGGGCGTCTCATGCGGTCGGGGACGGTTACCCAGGAGTCGGGCTACTACCGACCGCCGTTCCGTGCTGAGGTCGGGTCGCCGACGAACATCGGGACTATTACGGAAGTCGATGCTGCGGCGGAAACGACCACCGACGTAACTTCCAAGTTCTATCTGATGACAAGCGCAGGCTGGTGGTACGCGATGGTGCGTCCCGACAAGTCCTGCGAATACCGCAAGTATTACCGCTGGCAATACGCGGTCAACACGCCTGACATCGAGCAGGATCTCAAGTTGTGCGTCTTCGGACTGGGCGCGAACTTTTACGAGAACCGCGAGCAGGTGCAGCAGAACATCAACCTTTCCAAGTTGCCGATCGGCTACCGATCCTTGCTGGACAACTTCCGGGACGGTGCAATGTGAATAGTGGCGGCGCACGACATCGGATCACCGTAACGTGCAGCACGCCTGCCGCTGGCAGCGTCGGCCAGTCCGACTTTATTGGCGGCACGGACACCACCATCACGCGGTGGGGCCAGGTCAAGAGCATCAAGGGGAAACTCGACGACCAGGGCATGCAGCAGATGGAAGGTCGCCGGTTCTTCCAGATCAAGATGCGGTATGACTCGGGCATCGACTACGGCTGTCGCCTGACCTACAAGGGTCGGGAACTGGCGATCGAGCGGATCGAGGACGTACGCGAGGTCGAGCATGAACTGGTGATCTACGCTTTCGAGGTGGACCTGTGATTAGCATGTTCATCGACGAAGCAAAGATCCAAAGCGATCTTTCGCAGATGATCCAGAAGGGCGGTTTGCACAAGCAACAAGCAACCCGCGCAAGTCAGGTATCTGCCGAGGTGGTCGACGACTACGCTCGGAAAATCTTCTCAAGCACGCCGTACACGTACGGAAGCAGCGACACCCACCTGAACGGCAACCAGGTGAGTTACATGCTCAACAAGTCCAAGAACCTTTACATCCCAAGAAAGAGATGGAGGAAATGGGCTTCGAAAAAGTACTCAGTGAAGTTCGAGACAAAGAAAAACCAGAAGACGGATTTCTGGCATCGGTCAATGGTCAAGTTCCGCAACGGTGGAAGAGGCAACCCGTCGACGCTTGCTCACCTGATCGAATTCGGCGCAGAAAACAAGAAAGCACGCAGACAAAACCGCGCGTTGAATTTGAAGAAGACTGCATTTGAAGCAAAACGAAGAAAGGCTCTTCTTGTTCTTGAAAAGGGTCTAGCAATAGCCGTCAAAAACGCCACGCATGGAACCAAGATGGGACTCATCAAGTTCAGAAAGCAGGCACTTCGATGAGCATTCCGCAAAAAGCACATACGTTTTTGACTGGTGTTGGAGACATGGTTGACAACGTGTCGCCGTTCGTAAGAAACCACAATGCGGGTTTTCCTGCGGTGGTCTATTCGTTCGCTTCTGATTTGTTTCCGTCCTCGACTAACGAAGACGCTGGCCCTCGTCTTGTTCGATGGAACGCAATGGTTTTGTCTAGAACTCTTGCCGAAGCAGAAACAATTGGGGAATCAATCGTGTCGGCAGCAAGGTCGACGCAAACCGGGGGATGTCCCCAAAGGGTGATCGGCGTCAGCCGAGAATTCGAATCTGCTTATGACGGCGAGCGTCAAGGCATTTACATTCACATGACTGAAATGGAATTCTTCGCATGAGCCAACTTACAGGCGCAAGGCTAGCCGGAACTTTTGTGACTGGAGGGACCACTGGCGATCCTCCGTCAACGACCACGATCAATTTCAAGATCACGGGATTCACTGTGAATCTTGACGAGAGGCCGCAGATTGATCTGACATCTGGACCGGACACTATGGCTCACGCCGTACCAGGTCGGCGAGGACTGACGACTGCAACTGTCAACGCACGGTTTGACACAACGCAATTTTCCACTCTTGAAACGGAACTTGGAGAATGCGCTCCTGGCACACTGACGATTCAAGCGGCAGCAACGGCTGACTGCACTTCAAGCACTGTCTACGCAGATCAGGCTTGGTTGACTGGTTTTTCTGTCGAAGCGTCCATGGACACCGCTGTCGATGCGACTTTGACGTTCCTCATGAAAGTGGATGAGCCATCCTGATGTTTGAACTCAAGAAGGAAACACACATCATTCGTGGAATTGAAATCACGATCCAGGAGATTCCGTCTGGTGTTCTCGCAGACATGGACGACTCGGTTTCGGCTTTGGTCGCCGCTTCGGTCATTCCCGAAATGTCGCAAGCAGAAGTGGCTGAGTGGCCGTCGGAAGTTGTGATTCAGATTGCAAAGTTTGCCAACAACCTGAACGGATTCGACCAGGGAAACGAATGAACCCCGCCCGGATTCTTGAGCATTCGATTGCAGAGACGCTCGGGATGACGGTGGGGGAGATCAAACAGAAGATGTCGGCAAGAGAGTTCATGGATTGGGCTGACTTCCTGGCTTGGAAGAACGGCAAGCAGACACCAGACGAGATATTGGGCGAGGTACGAAAATGGCAGGAACTCACAGCGTCGGCTCGCTCTTCGTCAACATCTCGGGGTCGACCAAAGGGCTGACCCGCGCGCTTGGTGCTGCAAAGAAAAAGATCAGCGGATTCGGTTCGTCTTCAATCAAAGAACAAGAAAAGGTCGTTCGCCAGGCTGCGCAACGCGCCGCTGACGCAATTCAAGACATGCGGTTAGCAGGAATGTCGGGAGATCCGAAAGCGTTGTTGCACACGCGAAAAGCGTCTGTGCAAGCAGGCCGAGGTTTCCGATCCGAGAAAACAGAACTGACTCGGATGCAGGCTGCAAAGACGATGCGAATGACTTTTGGAATTCTTGGCGTTGGATTGACTGCGGTCACTGCATTGTTCAAGGAGGGATTTAAGAGGGGCGGCCAAGCGATAGAATCGCAGAAGCCTTTTGCCATGCTTGGTCCTTCGGGCGGAAGATCAATCGACGCTCAGATTGGAATGATCATGGACAAACTTGCGTTTGCCCAAAGTTCGCGAGGATCCGAAGTGATGGCACGGCAGACAGAACTGCAAAGAAGAGAAGAGGAACTGAATCGTCAGTGGGCAGAAATTACGATTGGAATGCGTGAAATGGTGTTTGCTGTAACGAACTTCTTCGTGGGAATGAAACCTCCAGGAGAAGCCCAGCGTAGTTTCGAAGATTCTCAGCGTCGGCAAAGAACAGGCCACGGGAAGACGGGGGTTGGCTGATGCCTACGGTTTACCTTGTTCATTCTCCATCCAATTTCAGGCAAAGCCAATCGGCTTTGTTTGGTGTTTCCGAGATAGAGGTCGCGTATCGGGTTGAGTATTGCGCAGACGATGACCCGGTTCCTAGCAATCTTTTCGGTGTCATTGAAGACATTCGAGACGCTGGAATTCACCTTTACATCGGCAGGCCGTTAAAGACCTTTCCAACCGGAGTAGGCAGCCCGTATTACTACGCGGCGGCATACGACGCAGCGGCGACGGCGGCAGAGATTTCCTCAGGAACCACCCCGTTCATGGTGAGGCATTACGAGGGCAACCTTGTTCCAGGGTCGCGTAATGTTTGGGAAGTGCGGGCCAGTCTTTCCCTTCTTTGCAACGGCACGCTTTACGACCAGTTGCATTCGACAGTAATCACAACAACCGCTTCAAGAACGTCGTCGGCGTACCGAGTTGGTCCTGAAATCAAGTTTATTGCGGAGGACACCGTAAGTCCCAAACTTGGCACTCCCGAAATGGGAAACGTGCTGGGACAATGTATTCCAGGATCGGCGACGACCGGAACCTACGACCCTGACGAGTGGAGGACTGCAAGCAAAGCAACAATGGACATTGCAGGCTCTCCGATTGACCTGAACGGTCAACCGATCTCGATGAGAATTGAGCAGATCAACCACACGCTTTCGTTTGTGATCCGCAGGCCCTATCTGGGAGATGTGCCAGGATTTCCTACGCCTACTGGATATGGCGCAAGAACGAAGTTGTGTCTGTGGCAACTGTGGGGCGAATACTCCGAATGGCCGCTTAACAAGCGCAACGCCACAGAGATGTTTGGTTACAAACCAGGCGAGTTAGTCTGCACTGCGGTCGACCTGCAAGAGATTGACGCTGAATACATGCGGTGCAACGTCACGCTTTCATGGGATGAATGGGATCACTGCGAGCAAGTCCCTTGGACAATCCTTGGCACGCTGCCTCCGTCTGTTGAAGCGGGTGCTGGCGACAGAAAAATCCTCAACGCCGACACAGTGTTCTGGGCAAACCCGTACCAAGAAGCGTTTGATTGGACAGCCAATGCTTTTCCAGACGGTTCATATTCGTTGTTTACCGACATGATTGACGGAAGCCCATCGTGATCGGAACTCCTTGGTCGAACATCTTCTTTGTCGAGATTGTCGATTACGTCAGGACTGAAACGTCCTCAGTTGCTCGTTGGACATATGACGTTAAACAAGTGGTGTTTCAAAACCCGGCTTCAGACAAGCCTGAGATCATCACGGTTGGAGATGTGAAAACCTACAAGGCTTTAAACGTCTACGAGTACAGCAACAACGCTTCTTATGACATGGGAATTTCGATTTCCTCTTTGCCTGGTGACTACCGAGCGCAAGTGATACCTGCGGGAACTGTTGTTCCGGCGTTTACAGCCTCGGGAGATCAGACCGACACAAGTATCGAATCTGGAACGATGATCATGCTTTTGTGGCCCAACCAGTTCGATGGGGCCTGCACATGACGCTTGCGCGGTCTTGCTGCTGTTCGGATTACGTCTATTTCCGTCCGTGCTACTTCACGACCGGGCAAGTTCTTCGTATGCCTGCAGCGGACTTTGAAACGTGCGGATTTAATCAAAGCAAAGTCTACAAATACACCGGGGGCAGCAACAATTTCTGTGGACACTGGGGAGACTTTTCAAGCAGTTACGATGTAGAGGTAACGGCTTGCACGGACTTTTCTACCGCGTTCGACGATTGTTGTGATTGCATTACTGATGTCTTCCCGAATGACTGCTGCGGGTTTGACGAGTGCATGAAATACAAGTACGACAATTCAATTGCTCCTGGTTTCCAGATCACTGGGTACAGCGGTGGCGGTGCTTTGGTTGTCAGCAGCAACGCTGGAGTCGATCAATACCAGTGGCGTGTCAACGGAATCAGTGCAGGCAATTATTCGATTGTTTTGGTGGGGTCTAGCAAGTACGAAATCGAAGTCGACCTCACGATCAGTTTCAGCGTTTACAACTATCTCGACAGTCAAACAACGACTTGTGACGGTTCAACGATCCCTCAGAATAATTGGGATTGGACTTGGTCAGAAACAAAGACTTATCGGTTGGGGTGCGGTTGGACGTTTACTAGAACAGACGAAGGCGGAGACTGCCGTGGCGATCTGATTTGCGACGGGGACGTTGAAGTCGGTCAAACCTTGATCGGGGCGGTTTGCGATCGCTGGCAGTCAGGGGCAGGAACGGCGACATCCACAACGGTCAACTACACGCCTGGGACGAATTGCAGTCAGACCGGCACGTTCTCTGCCACGATTCCGGTAAACGTTCGGCCTGACCGATTCCCGCCAGCCAGCACCAACCCGTGCTGCAACGGGTTCGACGCAACTGGCACGCTCGACCAAATCTGGATCAATGCCCAGACCACCAGAGAACAAGACATCACTTTGACCGGGAGTTTCGTATGAAACCGCTGAAGAAAATGGACGGCCTTGGGGATCTGGTCGAGGAAGTCGCCCAGAAGACCGGCGTGAAGTGGGTCGTCGACAAGGTCTCGGAGAAGACGGGAAAGGATTGCGGATGTGGCAAGAGGCGTGATAAACTGAACCAGGCAGTACCATTCGGGGGCAAATCGTGAGTTGCAATCCAACCAGAATCCTGTTGTCGAACAGCGGCACAACCACCATGCAGGTGACGGTCAGCCCGACGCCCAGCCCGGAGGTGTCGGTCACCTTCCAGGTGGACGAACTGAGCATTAACGAGACGGCCAGCACCTCCAGCGGTGTGGCGACGTTCTCAATCGCTTCGGTCACCGCCACCAATAACTCGATCTGGGACGCCACCATTCAGGTGGGGGCCAACATGCGGGCGGCAGCGTCCGCTCAGGCGGTTGAGACCAACGGGGCCACCTCGAT